AAGGTCAAACAGTTACACCTCAAGGCGAAACAAGCACACCTCAAGGTAGTACACCTATACCTCAAGGCGGGACACCTCAAGGTGGTACACCTGCTAGCGACACTCCTGCTGTTGATTCTCCTAACGGCACACCTACTGTTAGCACTGGTAGTGTTTTAGATCAAACGGGTACAGAGAACGTAAATGTAGACGATCAACCTATAGGATTACCAAATATTCCTATATCTACACCTATACAGCCTGAGAAAAAAGCAGGGATGATAATGCAAATATTTCAGTCTGCTCCTATTGTTGAAACGCTTTTTGATGACATATTGTTTGAACCAAAATTTACTAAGTTAGATAACATTCCAGATTTTAATTTGCCTAGCGGATTATTGAGGACATTAGTATGACGTACATAGATTTGATAAATAATGTTCTGCGAAGGTTGCGAGAAGACACTGTAGATACTGCAAATGGTACAGATTATTCTGCTTTGATAGGCGATTTAGTTAATGACGCTAAAAAAATAGTAGAAAATTCATTTGATTGGACTGCTTTGCGGGACTCAATAACACTAACAACAACTAGCGGAACAAGTGAATATTCACTAACAGGTAGCGGAGATCAGGCAGTTGTTAAGGATGTAATGAATACGACAGGACAGAAGTTTATGTCCCTGCGTAGTAAGTCTTACTTTAACAATGTTTACTACAATACGGCTGTAGTCGCTGGAAGCCCTGATTACTACACGTTTATAGGCAAAGACACTAGCGGTGACTTAAAGGTTAAGCTATACCCACAGCCTAACGATAGTTATAACTTACGCTTTGACGTTATTGTTCCACAGACTGATTTGTCTTCTGACAGTACAGCTTTGTCAGTACCCTCTAACCCTGTCATACAGTTAGCGTTTGCTATGGCTTTAAGGGAAAGGGGTGAAACTGGTGGTCAGTCGGCGGCTGAACAGTTTGCGGTTGCTTCAACTGCCCTGTCTGACGCAGTAGCTTTTGACGCTAACAAGTACCCTTCTGAGATAACATTTATGGTGAACTAATGGCTCAGAAACTACAAAGCATAACAATTACAGCTCCAGGGTTTGCGGGTATTAACACGCAAGATGCCCCTTTAGCTCAAGACCCTACGTTTGCTTCTGTTGCAGATAACTGCATTATTGACAAGGAAGGCAGGGTAGCCGCTAGGAAAGGCTACGAAATGGTTAGCAGTAATGGTTCGTCCGTTCTTGGTTCTTCTGCGGGTATTGAAATGGTACACCAGTACAGGGATAGTGGTGGGAATACAGCCATAATATCAGCAGGTAATAACAAGTTATTTAAGGGAACGTCTACACTAGCTGATGATACTCCAGGTTCTTACACAGTAAGTGCTAACAACTGGAAGGCTGTGAACTTCAATGACCATGCTTTCTTCTTTCAACGGGCGCATGAGCCGTTAGTCTATACTCACAGTGTTGCTAGTTTAGAAAAAATGTCAGCCCATGCGGGTGCAGCAGGGACACCACCACAGGGAAATGAGGTCTTGGCAGCGTTTGGTAAGCTATTTGTTGCTGACTTTGCTACCGACAAGTCTACTATTTACTGGTCTGATACTTTAGATGGCACTACATGGACAGGAGGAGCTACAGGTTCAATAGACATTACAAACGTATGGCCTACAGGCTATGACGAAATCGTTGCTCTAGCGGCTCATAACGGCTTCCTAATCATATTCGGTAAAGACTCAATTGTTATTTACTCAGGGGCTGGCGCACCTGCTTCTATGACTTTGGAAGATACAATCTCAAATATAGGCTGTGTGTCTAGGGATTGCGTAGTGTCTACAGGTAAAGATTTAATATTTCTAGATCGATCTGGTGTTAGAAGTCTGGCTAGGACAATACAAGAGAAGTCCTCACCGATTGGGGATATCTCTAAGAACGTCAACAATGATCTTAAAAATTTAATTCCTAGTGAAACTGGCAATATTAAAATGCACTATTCGCCAAATGAATCATTTGTTTTGGTGAACTTCCCTACATTACAGCAGGTATATGTGTTTGATACCCGTTTTCCTCTTCAGGATGGGTCGTATCGGGCAACCACATGGACTAGCTTGGCTCCGTTATGTTTTACAAATCTAGCTGACGAAACCTTATATATCGGGGTTGCAACAGGAATCGCTCAATATGCAGGGTATGATGATAATGATGGGGCGTATCAGATAAGTTACTTTAGTCACCCGTTAGCCTTTGGTGACAGTAGTGTTTTAAAGTTTTTAAAGAAGGTTAATCTGACTACATTTGATGGGGCAGAATCTACTGTTGTATTAAACTGGGCGTATGATTATACAAATGCCTATAAAAAACAGGCATATACACTACCTGCTAACAATGCAGGGCAGTATAATATCAGTGAATATAATACGACTGCTGAATATGCGTCTTCATTAAATCTGGTTAATCGACAGAAGGTCAATGCTTCTGGTTCTGGTTCTGTAGTATCTATCGGTGTAGAGTCTACAGTTAATGGTAAGTCAATAGCGATACAACAACTCAACGTACACGCTTTGTTAGGAAGGGTAGTCTAATGTCCAACTATACAAAAACCACAAACTTTGCCGTTAAAGATTCTTTGGTATCAGGTAATGCTGCCAAGTTGGTCAAAGGCACAGAAGTCAATGCAGAATTTGACAATATCGCCACAGCAGTAGCAACGAAAGCAAACACGGCTGGGCCAACATTCACTGGGACTACAACGGCTGCGGCCCTCACGGTGTCAGGTACGTTCACTGGGACACTAGATGGAGGGACTTACTAATGCCACATGAAGCAGGTCATACTTGGGAAGATTTTGGTAGAAATTTATTTGGTTTAAATCAAGGTGGTGGTGGTTTCTTTGGTAGTGATGGCGCGGGCCTTTTAGGGGCTTTAGGTCAGGCAGGTCTAGGTGCAAAAGGTATAAGCGATTTAGCAGAAGCTAGGCGAGACTATCAAGCAGATTTAAGGGGCGATCAAGATTTTAGTGAAATGGGAGGCGGGATTCTTGGTGAGCTTGGAAGGCAAACACAATTCAAACCTTTTACTGTTACTACAGGCACAGGTCAAAAAGCAGCAACAACTGTAAATGAATTTGGTCAACCTACAGGTCTTAACTTACAGCTTACTCAACCTGAACAAAACCTTCAAAACTCGCTGCTAGGCTTTGGTCAACAAGCATTTGATATTCTTGGAAGCCCTGAACAGCGTGAACAAGAACAAACTAACCTGATTAATATGCTAACCCAAGCCCCTGAAGATAGGGCTACTAGGGAACAACAGCTATTTGACAGATTAGAAGCAGTACAAGCTCCTGAACGTGAAAGGGCTAGGTTAGGTTTAGAGCAAAGGTTAGTTAATCAGGGCCGTAGCGGTGTTAGATCGGCTATGTTTGGCGGCACACCTGAAGAACTGGCACAGGCTAAAGCCATTGAAGAACAAAGAAGCCGTAATGTCTTGGGTGCTATGGATCAGGCTAGGGCAGAACAAGCATTAGGTTCTCAACAAACCCTACAGGGATTGCAGGAATTAAGGGGTAGGTTAGGACTAGCAGGAGAATTAGGACTACGGGCTATCCCTGCGGCTTATACGCCACAGGCAGGACTGTTATCGGCCTTGAATCCTATGCTGCAAATGAATAGAAATCAAATAGCCCTCGATTTAGGTAGGGGTGAACTGTTTGGCGGCCTAGCAGAATCAGGCTTAGAAGCTGATTTAGGCATTAGAGCATTGGAAAATGCGTTAAGACAGCAACAGTACAAAGGCTTGTTTGATTTGTTGGCTGCTGAAAGGGCAGGTCAGGGTGGTGGTACAACTACTACAACTTATACACCTGCATCTCCGACAGGAAATCCAATAACAGACGCTTTTTTAGGCAATTTTCCAAACTTTAATGTCCCTAATGTACCAGGGTTATTAAATGATAGGCCACCAGCACCAGCAAACAATAGTCCGTACATTTAGGAGACAATAATGGCTATAAATATACCTTCATTGTTTAGAGATGTTATTGAAACTCCTGAACAAAGACAACAAAGACAAATGCTTGAAAGATTAAATCAAGCTCAGAGCTTTATGGCTCCTAGAGGTAGCGTAGCCTCTTTATTAAATCCTTTGGCTGGCGCAACCTTTATGAATATTGCTGAGTCCCAAGATAGGGTTAAAGAAAACTTAGGCGGTATGTTAGGTCTTGATATGCGTGATTCTTCTCAAAAGTTATCAGATGCTTTAATGGCTGGTGATCCTAAGACCCCAGAAGGTCTAAAGGATTTATCAAAACAACTACAGAATATATTTCCTGCCCAATCGTTAGGGTTGTTGCAAGCGGCTACAGAGCAGGAACAAATTGCAGAAGATAGAGAAACAGCAAGGAAAGAGCTAGAAAGACAAATAAATCTTGATGAGAGACAAGAAACAAGAGCAGACCAAAATCTTGGTTTACAAAGACAAAGATTAAATGCAGAACTATCAAGGTTAGATTTAGCTACTGAAAATGCAGAACGACAAAACGAAATTGACAAAACAAGGATGTCTGTTTTAGAACAGCAAGTAGAGAATGAAAGGCAAAGAATAGAAAATAATAGAGCAGATTTATCTGTTGCAACAACAAAAAGACAAGAAGAGTTATTAGATGAATATAATACCGCAAGAAGACTTGTAAGTAACGCAGATAGAACGGCAGACACTTTTGCAAACCTCAAGGGAGGAGGGGGTCGTAGCGGTTTTGTTGCAAGAGGGAAAGAAGGATTAAATAGATTGCTTGGATCAAATGATCCGTTAATACTTAACAGAACTGAGTTAAACGAAATAAGAATAGCGTATTCTATAGATTCATTACCCCCTGGAGTAGCCTCAGATAAAGATATACAGTTAGTTTTGTCTGGAACTATTGACGAGTATGCTAATCCAGCATTGATTGAAAGATACTTGCGCGGAGTTGCAAAAATACAAGCAATTACGGCTGAAGAAAAACGACAAGGGATTGATTATATAGGAGAAAAAGGCAATAGAACTGGCTACATAGATGAATGGAATAAAATGCAAAATAGCGAATCAAATGCCTTGCAAGAATTTGAAGAAGGTCAATCTTTTGCAGACTATATGGAAGGCGAATATGGCATAAAATGGAATTTTGAAGAGGAAACAAGCGAAACAACACCAGATACTACTACTACTGATGAAGAGCAGTTGAACACAATAATTAGTCATGGGGCAAGATCATCAAATACAGGCCGAGGAAGACGGGGTAGATAATGGGTGCAAATTTGTTAGATGTAACTTCTGAATTTTCAAGAGATGAGTTATTAAACATACCATCTGAGGACAGACAAAAAATTATTGATGGTCAAGACAGTCAGGTATCAAGAGATACTTTAGACTATATCCGTTCGGTACAAACTGATTTAGGTGCAGGTGAGTTTATTGATGTGGGCGGGGCTTTAGCTGGTGCTGCCGCAGGAGCAGCGTTAGGTTCTACAATCGCTCCAGGTTTAGGAACTGTTGCGGGTGGTGTTTTAGGTGGAGCTTTAGGGACTTTCGGAGGAGAAGTAGTAGAAGATTTGTTAGCAGGAAGAGAAATAGAAGCAGGAATGCAAAAAGGTGGCGCAGCAAGAGAAGCCGCTAACTCAGTTTTGTGGGACTCTGTTTTTTTAGGGGGCGGCAAAATTGTAAAATCAACTGCAAACGCACTTGGAATTGACGCTGGAAGGTTGTTAGGAATTGTTGGAACAAAAGAAAAGCCAACAGAATTAGATGCAATTGTAGATTTTGATGACGAATCAGTAGAAGGTTTGCGTAAAATTAATAATTATTTAATTGAAAGAAATGGCGGCCTTACGGCTGTACAAACAGGACAAGCAACGCCTTTTCAACAATTTATAGAAAGTGTTGCAAATATTGGGTCGTTTTCGGGTAAAAGGATGGGAGACCGAATGAAAACGAACGCCTCAATAATGGAAGAGGCTCTAGACGATTACATAGGGGACTCGGCATTATTAGGCGCGGAAAATGTTGGAAAAACAATATCATTGATTAATGACGCAGGAAGAAAAGCAACAAGAACTCAATACACAAATGTTTTAGAGGGTTTGCAAAGACAAGCGGGAAATAAAAGTGTCTCTACTTCTAAAATAATAGACGCAATAAAATCGTTTAAAGATGAACAACTGAATAAAATTGAAAGCGGATTATCAAAGTCTGCGTTGAACAAACTCCAAGAAAGAGCAGGTGTGCTTGAAAGCAAATCTCTAATTTTAGATTTAACAGGAAAGCCTTTTGGTGGAGCAAAACAAGCTGACTTAAACAGTTTAATTGAGTTTGGAAAAAAAGTTACTAAACAAACGAATAAAGCAAGGCCCAGTTTAGGCAATCCTAAAGGTGATGAAAATTTATTCAGAGAATTAACTTTAGTCGAGAGAAGAATCAAAAAAGCTATTGGAGATACAATAGCCGACATTGATCCAGAAATCGCAAGGGCTTATCGGCTTGCTAATGTGGAATATGGTAGGGGAATGAACAAATTGCGCCCTGCTACAATTTCAAGAAAAGTAGCCCAAGCAGCAAGTGAAGAAGCATATACAAATCTTGGGAAAATAATTACACACGCTAATAACTCGGAAGATGTTGGAAAGTTATTAGGAAGTATTACTACTGCTTTCTCGCAAATGGCGAAAGTTGGACAAAAAGTGGGCGGTGACGTAACAAGTGCAAAACAAGCAAAACAGTTAATGAGAAAAGCATACTTATCAGAGCTTATCAAAGGCGAATCGTCAGTGTTAGAAAATGCTGCTTTGGTTAGACTTCCTGAAAGATTGAAAGACCCAACAAAAAGAGATATTGCAAAACAAGTTTTGGGTGATGATTTTGGCCAAGTTAATTTTATGTTATCAGCAATAAAAAATATTGCGGCAGAAGAAGCTCCAAACATGATGGCTTTGTCAATAAGAGGAAAGGAAATTGGCTCGGCTGGAAATGTCGCTGGAAACGTATTTGCTGGTGGTGCTGCCGCTGGTGTTGGTGCTGCTAGCGGGAGTGCTGCCGCAGGTATATTTGGCGTTTTAGCTGTTTTCGCTATCCCAGAAGTTTTAGCTAGAATAACCCTAAATAGAAACTCGTCACAAAGAATGTTGCGATTAGCTTCCGATTTGGACAAAAACCCAAACCGCAGCCCAGAATTAGTAGCCTCTCAAGTTGCGAAAGTTATTGACGCTCTTTCTGATGAAGATAAAAATTTCATATCTAATTTAGGATTATAGCTAATACTCAATAATATCTAACGGCCCTTTTTCCCCTGCCATTCTAAGGCTTTTCAGGCGTTCGTATTCGGCCTTGTAATGCTTGGCTACATCTTTCAGGTTCTTCTTAATAGACTTGGCTAACCCAATATCCTCACGCTTCTGGCGTAATATATCTATCATGCCTTCCCCTACTTTGTTTACCATCCATTCCCTATGGTCATCAGGGTTACTACCTAGCTTCTGGTGACAGCCCCAACAATGGCTTGAGGCGTTATCAGGGCAGTATCTAACAGCATTGGCCCGTCTACCAAAGTAATGTGAACAGTGGAGTCCTGAAGTGCCTTCTTCGTATTGCTTGCCACAACACTCACACTTCCATTCGGCTGCTTCTCTTATGCACTTGGAGAACCATTTGTCTGCGGGGTTTATCTTAACTGCCATTGATTTCTCTCGCGTGTTTGTAGAAATTTAATACCATGCCTAACGTCTGAGCATTGGTGACTTCGATTCCTAAATCTTCCTGTATGTGCCTTTTGCACTTATCAAAGTCTTCTTTGACTTTAGGGTTAGCCCTGAGATTAAAACTTAACGTATGTTCTGCCATATATTCCTCACAGTTTAAGTAGTTTACGGTTATCTAAATGTGCTTGTTTAATTAATGCTTTGCTTTGCCCTAAGTAATGAACAGCGTGTCTATGCTTGATTAACTCCGCACACAGCCACTTGTCGTACACCTTTAAGTCCCCCAGGTATCTACCATACTTACCCTTCTCCTTAGTTTTCAGGGTCGCAAAACCTTGTTTAAGGAACTTTTGGACAAATGCCTTTGCTGCCAGTCCATATTTCTTTTCTTCCAAATCTCTAGTGCGAGATTCGGGAGTGTCAATACCATGCAAACGAATACGCTGCTTATGAAGCCAACAATCAAAACCAAGATCAATGTCAACATCTATCGTATCTCCATCAATTATTCTGGTTATCACACAGTGGTATTCATGCACTATCGTTCTCCTCTTTTGCTTTATCCAACTGGTCAGAAACCTCTAACACTCGGTCAGTTAGTTCTTCTAATATCTCCTGCAATGAAGCTATTTTTTTGAGCATATCCTTAAGCTCTTCGGCTTCTTCTTCGTTAAATTCCACAGTAAGTCTCATTTGTTTTGCGATTCCGTTAGCTCCACAAATTCACCTTTAGCCTCTAAGACCAAGCCCTGTTCCCCAAAGAATCTCTGCATCCAGTCAAGCA